TATTATAAATAGCTACTACTTTTCTAATACCAGTAGAATCTTTGGATTTCTTACCTTCGTTTACTGATTCATTTTTAAACGGATTAAATAAACCTCGTTTATTTACTTCCTTCTCAGTAGATGGTGCAACCTTTGCTTTAGTTTGATGTTTGAATTTAATTGGATTATATTTTTCCAACTCATCAACATCTACATTACCATCAGCATCAGTTTTAACTTCACCATACTTATCATCACCAATTCTTACGATACCAACAGTCTTAGTTCTTGTATTATAAACTAAATCATCTNCTTTGAANTTTACCTTCGTTTACTGATTCNTTCTTAGGAACACAATTCGGAACTTCTTTACCATCCTTCATTTTCATTCCTACCATTTCGTATCCATCCCAACAAGGATTTTCATCTTCGTTGATTGATACTTCGGTCATTTCAGAGATAGCTTGTTCTCTCATTATCTCCCTTACAATGTTTCTTAGTTGTTCTTTCATTTTCTTTGGTAATCCTTTATGGTTTGTTGATGCGAAATCTTCAATCTCTTTTTCACTCATTCTATCAGCGATTGCTTTAATTTCATCCGAAACTTCCGAAGAAGGAACTTCTCCTCTTTTGAATGCTAATGCTAAACCAAATAGTTTTTGTTGTTGTTGAGATTGTGCAGGCATACTACTATTTTAATAAATCCATTAAACTAATTCTACCTCCTTTTGATTCTGTGGTAAGTTGTTTTTTAAACTTCTTAGCCAGCTTCATAGCTGATTTCATAGCTCCATTAAAGTCTTTAGCTTCTTCGGAAGCATATTGTCTACTATCAGATTCTACGCTGATTGCATATCCATCCTCATATTTTCCAACAAATAACATAGCATCTTGTCCACCAGCAAGACCAAAATCACTAGCACCAGTATGGTAGCGAGTATCAGTAATTTCATAATCGGTACTTACACCTGTTGCTTTTTCAATAGCGTTAGCTATTTTCTTTTGTTCATTATCCGATAAGTGTGGAGTTGCTTTTGCTTCAGATACTCTAAATCTTTTTGATTGATTTTTCATTTTTTTTCTTTTTTTAGTTTTTTCCAAGTCTTTGTTTCATTGTATCCACATCCATTTCAGATATTTCATAATATCTACCTAAGATGTGTCCCATATCCTCATATAGTGAGTGTAACCTTTCATCCAATGCTCTAGCTTCAGCAGCTACTTTATTGAAATCATTATCCATTTTTTCCAACTCTTTCATATTTCTTTTGATGGTTACTTTATCAAACCAATCACCGGCTTCAGAAAGTGTTAAAGTTTTTGCTGCTTCTACAACTCCAGCTAAAGTTTCAGCAGTTTCAACAATATCAGATTGCCTCTTCATTTCTTCTTGGAATCCTTTGTAAGTTGAAATAATTTCCAAAAAGTGCTTTTTTACCTCAGTTGCTAAAGGTCTATTACTATCCAATGATTCTGAAATGGAAAACTTACCATCTACGATTTTTACATCGTTGATGTTAGTTTTTCTAATATCATTATATCCTTTGGATACTTTAGTTCCTTGTTTGTTCTCAACTTCTAAACTAAATTTGTTGTTGTGAACGTAATCATATATGTCAAAGTTTTTCTTACTCATTATCCTAATTCTGTTATAATTTCTCTCATTAAGTCTTGTGCTTTACAAAAATCCCCACAAACATCAGTACCAATTTTACTTACTACGGATTCGTTCATAGGAGTCATAAATGCACCATGTGTAGATGGATTGGATACAAAATCCCAACCTATTAGTTCGAAATCTTCACCAACTAAAAGCTTGTTACCTTCCATTGGTTTAGTAGAACCCATACCTCTTGATGAAATACCCAATAGGATACCAGCTCTTAATAATTCCTTTAATATGTTACCAGATGGAGTTGGTAAGATTTCAACTGTACCTACTACATCATTTCCTTCCCAATGAATCTCTCTGATATTGTGAGATACATTCTTTAGGTTGATAACCGAAGAATCAGGATGGTCTAATTCACCCAATGCTCTTCTTTCTTTAATAAGAGTTTCGTATTTTTTTACTTCTCTTTCTAATACTGCCTTTGGATACACTCTACCATTTTGGTTTTCTGCACCAGAACGTTGAAGGACACCTTTAACTAAGGTTCTACCAGATGAATCCTCATTCACCCTTCCTTCAAACAAATTTGTTTCAATCAATAGACCTTTCATAGTATCCTTATTTGTTATATTTCTTTAATAAATCTGCAAACTCTTTCTTCACACCAGAAGATAATCTCTTATGTACACCAACTTTAGCCAACATACCAATTGCATCTTTCATTTGTGCGTTATTAATAGCTATACCAGTTCTGGTTCTAGCCAACATTGGCCTTTGTAAGAACATTCTTAATTCAAACGCAAGTTCGGGAGAAATCTTTACTCCCTCAACATATGAACTATCACCACTCTCAACACTTCTCAATAAAGAAACTTTTCCTAAACGTGCTTCAGTTACTATTGATTCTTTTAATGCTGTTAATTTGTTACCAAATCCACCACCAATGTTCATATTAGTATAGAAAGCAAATGCATCGATGATATCATATCCATCCCATTTTGCCCAACTAGCAATATCAATACCCTTATCTTCAATTACATCTTCCATCTTAGTACCAACGTACTTTGATTGTTTAGCTTTTGGGAAAAGTTTATCTAATTTTTTAGCTTCACTATGGAAGTTAGCATCAGTTAATGCACCTTTCATAATCAACATAATTGCATGTTGATGTTCTGGTGAGTTTTTCTTTTCACCTTTAAGATATGCATCTAAGTAAGATTTTACTTTTTTATTTAAGCGAGGATTTAACTCATTTAGTGATTCTTTTAAAGTTACTGGATATGTTTTACCATTAAACTCAAATTCAGTTTTACCCTCTTCTTTTGCTTTTCTAGCAGCATTGATAAATGCTCTACCTTCGTTTACAGATGTAGAACAAGTCCCACATCCACAATTACATCCAGCGGATTCATTTACTGCTGGTTTAATTGCTAATAAACCTATTTTTGATTTAGGAACTTTTAATTTTTTAATTGCCAATAGTTTTGCGTTGTAAAGGTCTTTAGCTTCACCTTTTTTGATTTCAATTTTTTTACCTCTATGGTCAATTGCAATCCACCCAGCAAAGTTATCAGCTTCAGTTACTATTGATTCTTTGTTTATCTTCTTACCAGCCTTTACTGCATCTTTATGTGCTTGTGAATTACCATGTGCAGGTTTTTCACCTCTTTTTTGTTTAGCTCTAATGTTAGCCCATAGACCTGGATTCTTCTTTTCATCGATTTCATCCTCAGCTTTCTTACCAGCTCTTAAATCTGCTAAATCATCAGCTTCAATATCACCATCACCATCAACATCCAATTCATGTTGGTCTCCTTTAAGAGCTTCATTCTTTTCACCCTTAGCGTTCCAAGCCGCATCAATTTTGTTGAAGAACTCTTTCTTTTCTTCATCACTCATAGATGGGATAGATTTTCCAGCTTTTTCTAATGCCTTTTTGAAAAATACTTTGTAATCAGCTTCCTCAGCCATTACTGTTTTTATAGTTTCTTTGATAGTTTCTCTGGTAATATTCATAATTGCCAATTATATTTTATAATTCTGATATTGATGTTGAAATTCTATTTAACCTCTCTCTAATTTTATAGAGATGCTTTTGTGTTCGTTTCCATTGGTCCTCAGTTTTCATACCACTCTCTTTCTTAATCTTACCATACCACTTTAGAAACGTTTCCATTTCAGAAAGTTGTTTGTTGATACTTCTAATACCAACTCCGATTTTTTGCTTAGGAGTACCTTCCGATTTCCTTAATTCATGCCAACGATTTTCATCAACTCTTTTGTAACCAGTTGCTTTGTTAATGGTATCAATATAATCATCATCCGATTCATCATCTTCATCAGTACCATCCGTAGACTTAAAAGCGTTAGGAGTATTGTATCCAGCTATATCACCAGTGGTGGTTACTTCCTCAATATCCATTTCTTCATTTTGGATTTCTTCTATTAAATCCTCAATTAGCTTTCTTAGATTACTCATTAACTTTACTCTTTAATTCTTTGATTAGTTCGTAAGACATCATTAGTGATGAAACTTGATTATCTGAAACTTTTCTTCCAATCTTTGTACTAGCTAACTGAGAGATAGTTTCACTAAGTTTAATTTTAGTTACTTTATCACCAATCTGAGATTCGATGGATTTTAGTTCTTTTACGATAGAAGGGATTTCGTTTTCAATATATGATTTGAATCCCGTTGTGTTAGTTAAGTTATTGATGTATTCTTTCAACAACCTCTTTTGAGCTTCGTTTAAGTTTGAATACTTTTTGTTAAATGTCTCAACTAATGTTTTATAAGTAAGTAATCGTAAATCTTTATCTTGTTGTTTGTAAGCCTCAATTACTTTATCTTTTTTAGATTCGGTAATGGTAGCAGGTTTAGATGTGATATTTTCAATGAGGGTAATCTTTGAGTTAAATACATCCTTTACATCATAGTTTTCATATCTCTTAGATTCAAAAATCTTATAGATAGATGCCAATACCTTATAATTGGTAATTGGTGAAGATAAGAATTCATCCATATTGAATGACTCGTTAATCTTTTTGATAAGATTATACTTCTCTGATTGAAGTTGTTTCTGATTGATTCTACTATGAGCTTCATTTACAGTATCAATAAACTTATCAGCTCTTGATTCTGAATTGTACTTTTCCTTAGTTAAAAGTTCGTACAATCTTAACTCCTTATTAAGCTCAGTTTTTGGACTGAAAAACTCAGCCACAATTTTCTTTGCTTTCTCTGTGGTATCACCATTAAGAACTTCTAACGTAATTTGTCTTACGAGAAGTTCGAATAGAATCCCAGTATTCTTAAATTTTGAATGTTTTACCCTCTTCATTATATTTTTATCCTATAATAATATATCAATATACGATACTTTACGTTGTATATAAATATAAGTTATTTTTGATTTCCTAAATTTTTATTCATCAATCAAATTTGAATCATCTAAAAAGTCTCCGCCTTCACTCATTAACTTTCGTTTTGCGGATACTCCATTAACATATTCCTTAGCAAATTTACCTGCTCTTTTAGTAACTTTACCTTCGGTTTTTTTCAATGCTTTGTGATTCTCTTTTGCTCCTAACGGGTCTCTACCATATGGGTGTTTATCCTTACCATAAGTATTTCCCTCCTTTGGTCTACCACCTTTATCCTTTAAAGATGATTTAATTTCTTCCAACTCATCTTCTACATCAGTTGGTTCACTTTCCATTGCTGGGTCATTACCTTCATCTTCAATAGAACGATATCTGAATCTATCTTTCAAATCATTTATCATTTGAGTTTTCTGATAATCAATTTCATCAGTACTCATATTAAAGATATTCTTATAAGCCCATTCCTTTGAAATCATATTCAACTGAGTAATATCAGAAACTAATCTTACTTTTTCACTCCAAAGGTTTACTTTCTCTTGCTCATAGATTGTAGATGGGTTTACCAAATCCAATTCAAAATCAACCATTTCCTTACCTTCGAAACCTTGTGCTGCTAAATGTGTTACTGCAATCTTAGTAAGTTCCGATATAAGAGTTCTTTGAATTCTTTCGATTGTTCTTGCAAATCTCACATCCTCTGCAGCAAGAGTTGCTTTACCATTTACATTCTCATCATACCCTAAATATGCTTTTGGAATTTTAAGTGCTGCAAATAGTTTGTTCTTTAAGTAATCAATATCATCAATTGCGGTGTACTCTAATCCACCCAATGAATCAATTTCAGTACCACTATCACCACCCCTAACAGGTAAGAAGAAATCTTCAGTTAGGTTTTGGATATTATACTTTAAGTTGTAATCACCAGTCTTTTTATCTACAAATGGAGTTTTCTTCATTTTGTTGATAATCTTCTGCATATAATTATCAACTTCTTGTGGTGGGATATTACCAATATCAATTTTGAAAACTCTCTTATCAGGTGCTCTCATAATTCTATGAATCAACATAGCATCTTCCATCAAAGAAACTTGCTTCCAAATTCTTCTACCATTTTCAATCATTGCCTTTCCATAAGGTAAGAAGTTGGTATCTGATAATAATCTAAAGTGTACTACTTCATAGTTCTCATATTCACCTTTCCCATTTGGGTCATGGTTTACATTAAACTTAACATAGTTTGCGTTGTTTGGGTCGGTATTCTCCAATCTTTCAGTTTCATAAACTGGAAGTGGTTTTACATTTATAATACCCACTCCTTCTTGGATTTCTTGTACTAAGAAGAAATCACCATACTTAACCATATTACGAGTCCAAGACCAAAGGTTGAACTCTATGTTAAGAATATCATAGAAAAGGTTTTCTAATACTTCCTTTACTTTTTCGTTTTGTGTTTTGATTTGTACTACTTCACCGAATTCGTTTTTAAGAGTACACTCATCTGCGTAAATATCTAATGCTGATGAAATGATTGGGTCATTATCCATAGCATCGTAATCTCTGAATAATTCTCTACGAACTTGATGATAAGCCATTGATTGAGCTGCCATCTGGTCCCCATAAAAAGACCTTTGTAGTTTGGTGTACCTATCCCTTAAATTCATTAAGTTAGTACCACCTTGCTGTCTATCATCTACATCAACAACTTTTCTTTTTCCTTCCTTATCAACCGTTACGATTGCTTGGGTAGAAAAGAGTTTCGTTAATCGATTAAAAAATGAACTATTTTGTTCTTCTGCCATTCTATTTACTTTATCTTATAATCTATCTAAGATACGAAAAATTATTGAATTATCCTAATTTATTACCAAGCTTTACAACTCCAATATCTAGCTTTATGCCTTGGGCCAGGTGAATCACAATTGTGTCTTGCTCTAAATGCTTTTTTTCTTTCTGGATTATCTTTCTTAATCCTCATAGTTTTTTCACCAGCTTTTTTAGCAGATGAACCACCATGTCCAAAGTTTACTTTTACAACATTTCCCTTTGGATTTTTTACATACACTTTGAACTTCTTTACATCACCATCCATTGGTTTATTGAGTTTTACCTCTCTACCTTGATATTCAGCTTCAGTAAGTTCCTCTTTCATATTTTTTAGAAAGTGGATAAACTCTTTCAAATCTTCATAGTTTTCAACATCATATTCTTCGATGTTTTCATCTAATCCTAATTTGAATTCATTATAAAGTTCCTCTGAGTAATTCTCCATTTAAAATCCTATAATTAAACTTATACTATATAAATATAACAAAGATAATTTATAACCATTTTGTCAAATCTTCGAATCCATCTCCGAATTCCATTTGCCAAGGATTATCATCGTTGTTAGTTCCACCATATACCCCATTATAAGTATAAGTAGAAATACCATCAATAGCTCTTTTGGTTAAATCTACACCTTCTTGTCTTAATCTAAGAGCAGTATCCCTTACCCAAAGTGAAATAGCTAAACTCATAGTTAAATCATCATTATAACCTCTCATCGCTTCTGCTCTACCATTGTTCCAAATAAATGTAAATAATTCATCGATAGTTCGTACTGAACGGATTGTGATTGATTTATCTCTGATATACTCTTCCAACTTTGAAATAATCAAAGGTCTAGTTCGAGAGGTAGTTGAGAAACCGGCTACTTGATTTCTATCTTGCGCTCGGTATTTGTTCGAAAATTGATTCTCACTATCCACATACTTCAAATCTTTGTTGGTATAATATAGGTTAGAATAGTTTCTATCAATTACTTGTTGAATACAAGCCCAACCAATGTTTGCGTTTTCAATTACCAACAATGCGTTGTTGTAATCCGTAGAAAGAGATACTAAGAAGTTTCCAAAATCTTTTGTATCTAATTTACCCTTATACTCAGCAACTTGCTCAGATGCCTCTATATCAATTACATGGCATGCGGAATAATCCGATGAATCACCCCTCGCAACATCGGCAACCACTATGTATGATTTATTATAATCTGGATATGCCCACTTCCAAAGATTTCCATCAAACCCACCCTTTTCGATTGGGTCTTGAACATAGGTATCTTTGTAGAATTGTAAAAGTTGTGGGTCTATCACACTATCCCCAGAAGAAACGAAATCACAATCACATTCTTGTGCTGCTCCTTTAGGTCCTAATAGTGTTTCTTGTTCATCTCTCCAATCTTGGTCTCTTTCAGGGTGAACACTCCAATGTA